CGAGTGTGTCAGATCTGCACGAGCTGATGGAGCACTAAATATAATTAATAATGGGATTAGTTTCCACATTTGAGGACTCAATTAGTGTTAATTTTCTATAAGTTTACTAAGGGGTAAACTTAGTAGGTACTGCCACTATACGATGACTGAAGATGTAAAAGAGTCTCCTAAGACACCTTCTCCAAAAAATGAAAAAAAGAAGAATGTTTTTACAAAAATAAAGGAGGGTATTGATGATAAAGAAGAGCAATTAGTAATCTTGTCTACTTTTGTGCGGCTTGGCGTTGTTGTTTGGAGCGGATTTATCATTTCATTAAATTACATTACTTTGCCTGCATTTGGGCAACAAGCACCTAAAGATATAACTTTTGTAGCCTCAGTATTTACAGGCGCTTTGGCAAGTTTTGGCCTCCAGACAGCCTCTAAAAAAGGCGATGGAACGATGAAGATGGATAACAAAAAAGGAGGTGGTTTAAATGATATTAGTAGAGCCGATTTTGAACGCTTAATTGAAAAGATGTCACAAGTTGGTCCTACTCAAACATTGCGCATCGAGCAAGCGCCTATTAAAATTACTACAGTGGATAACAAGACCTCTATTGAGTCTTGAATTTGAATGTACAAGAGAGAAGGAGTGAATTGGACAGCACTTGGTTTAGGGGCCTTTTTAGGTGTCTCTAATATAGGCTTAATGGGCTTATTAGCAGGTCGTAGCGGACTTCCAAACTTAGATCTACCAGTTGGGAGTTATACGTCTTACGATGTGCAAGCCTCAAAGGATGGTTACAGCATTAGATATAACTCTAATGATCCGAAGGTGATGATAAAAACAAAAGATATTGAAGAGCCAGGAAGTCTTTTTGGAAGTAAGAAAAGAAAGATAAATCTCTACGAAGAATATACGATGAATGGGAAAGTCCATCTAGAGGGTGGGGATAATGCTGCAATACTTACTGCTAAAGAAATTGCCTGCATCAAAGCCGAAGGTTCTGGGGAGTCAACGGGAGGGCTTCTAGGAGCCTCTGTAGGCGCTCAAGCTGCACCAGCCTTGTCAAACATACCTATTATCGGTTGGGTAGCTTCTGGATGGGTCACAATGTTTGGACAGAGGAAAGGGGCAGACTTAGGTGGAGACATCGCAAAAGCGGTTGAAGGATGTTAGAAAAACCCAGTGCATACATCTCAAGCTGGTTTAGATCTTATTAGGACTTTTGAGGGAGGTGATTTATCAGATACTATTTTAAAAAAACTTGAAGATGATATAAATCATTTAGTAGTTGCTCCTATTAATCAACATCAATTCGATGCTTTAATTTCTTTTACTTCTAATATGGGTGTTGATGTTTTATCGACATCTAATATTCTTTCTAGATTAAATAATTTAGAAAATCCTGCTGATGTTGCTAAAGAAGAATTACATAAGTGGAATAAAGACGGCAATAAAGTTTTTCAAGGTTTATCTCGACGACGTTCTGCAGAATTAGATCTATTTTGCCATCCATTACCAGAATATAAATGGGGTTGGATATACATAACTTCTAAGTGTCCAACTTTTTTAAAAAAAAGACCAGATGATATTAAAAATTTAAGTTCAGAAGAGAAAGCTTCTATCTGCTCTAATAGGACGATAAGGAGGTGTCAAGTTTTAGAGAGATCCAACAATCATACACATTTAGAGTTAGGAGGAAATTTAGGTTCTTGGTGGATTTTAGATAAACATTGGAAAGGGTTAAAAACAGAAGTAACTATTAAACCTTATGCAATTGATTCAGATTTAATTTACTTAAGAAATTTTCCTTATCTCCATCGTAGAAAAGGTGACGTTGCTAATAAGTATCATAGTCAGGCATATTGCATCTTAATGTGCCTTAAATACCTAGATGCCATACATATTAATGATGTTAATGAATACTTAAAACTAGTTAATAAGCATGGTGACCCTATAAAAAGAGAGAATAATTTAAAAGCTATTAGAGAATTAGGTTTTACTGCTTACTTTACTTTGTCCGCCGATTCAGACGATATAAAAGAGGAAATACAACAAGGTGTACCTTTTATTGCAAGTATCGTGCCTAAAAGAAATTTGGAAAACCCTGTGGGGAGAGCACATTTTGTTGTGATTGTTGGCTACACAAAAGATTCTTGGTTAGTTCAAGATCCTTTTGGAAGCTTAGATTTAATTAATGGGGGTTGGACAGACAGATCTTCTCAGGCAGGTCAACATATTTTGTATAAATTCGAGCATTTTAATAAACGACTTTTTATAGGAGGCGGTGCTACTGGTTGGGGTTGGAAAGGTTTTCGTGAAAAATAAAAACATGTTTTAGGATTAAGGCGAAGTATTGTCCTATGTGGTGTTTTATATACTTTCTTCCTCATGTCTGAATCTGTTAAATCATTAGAAGATCAATTAGTAGATCAAAGAAATCAATTGGAAAGCGATGTTAGACAAACTGAGGCACAGTTGACTAGACTTAAAGAACAATACTTAAAGGTTTTAGGTGCTCTTGAATTTGCCGCAATTCAAAAACAGCAAGTTGAGGAGGCTAATGCATCTAAAATTAATCCTACCGAGGTTGTAGCCTCATAGAGTCATGCTAAATGAGTTAAACAGGAGTCGATATAGAGCATTAGAGTTATTAGCAGAGCATGTAAGAGCGCCATCTCGTGAATTAGCACTAGATGCAATAATCTCTGATGTTAGTGATGAAGATTTACGTTGGGTTACTACAAAAATCCATTATTATTTACTTAAATTACTAGAAGATGCCGACTATGATCCTGCTGACGAAGAGGTTATTAGCATTGTCGAATTGTAAGTAGATAAGTTTATGCAGCCTACAGTTTTTTCAAAGCTATAGGTAATTAATGTTTACTTGTGAGCAAGATCTTCTAAAGAATCTTATTGTTTTATCCCCTAAAAATGCTCGACGAGAATTTAGACAGAGAATTTTTGAAGAATGGAATTGGAAATGTGCTTACTGTGATAAACATTTAACTACAAATACTGCAACAATTGATCATATAGTTCCAAAATATAGGGGAGGTCATAACACAAAATCTAATATGTGTTGTTGTTGCTCCGATTGTAATAAAGACAAAGCGACTACACCTCTAGAGCAGTGGTATATATCTAGTTATATTCACTATTCTGAAACAAGACTTGATAAAATAAAATCATGGATGGAGCATAATTCTTTAAAACTCCTATCTACAGATAAAACTTCCCCGAATATTGATAATGAATTCTGCCTCAGTTGGTCCACAAGCTAATAATTCCCAAGATTTTTTAGCATCTTATGTAGGTAAGGAAAAGAACCCAGAGCGTTGGATTGGGGATCTTATTGATGAGCACCATATTTCTTATGGGGACAGGGTTTTTGGTGGCGTACCTAATACTGTTAAAGATAAAGTCGCTAATAAAACAATTGTTGTTTAAGTAGTTCTAAAATAGTACTAACAAGTTAAAAGATTAAAATGGAACCTGTTTTACTGACGTTTGCAGTTTTATTTATAAGCACTCACGGTATTAGTGAAATCTATTTAAGAGATGGTGAAAAGCTTCATAAGACTGCAATTAATCGACGTATTCATCGATAAGGTTGTTCTTCAGTTCATCGCTGGTAAGATAAGCATAAGGTTTTAGCTATTTATGGATGCAAAAATAGAGCTTCCAATGGATGTGGAATTTCAAATCCACGCCACTGCATTAGCGATCCAACAACTAGATCGCGATGACTTAGAAGAGGCTTTTATTGAGATGCTTCATCAAAGAGCTTTAGATCGTCAAATGTTTTTTGGTGTTCTTAAAGACCACGGCATTGATGCCGATATTAAATTCAACATCTCCACTGTGGGACAGATCTCCTAAATACTATGGCTACTCGCACTATTGAAGCAACTTTAGACTCATTCAGCGTTGATGCAGGCACTGAAATTACTTATCTAGGGGCAACGTCTTCTAGCAACACTGGAGAATCTATACGTGGTTTCCGTGTCAATCCAGGTGGCACAGGTGATATAACTGTGACTTTTGATAAAACAAATGGTGTTGATACTGCTGAGATCTACCAAGAAGATGAATATGGTACAGGTAATGCTCCAACCGGATATTCAAAATATGCAAATATTGTGAAAGATGGGAAAGGAAAAGGTGCTGTGGGAGTAACTGTTACTAATGCAGCAAAAAATTATGTTGTCCTACTTAATCTTGATGGTTATTCTGAAGTAAGCTATAACGCTACTGTTGTCGTCCCATAAGAAAACTAAAGAGGAATATTGGAAAGATCATCCTTTTCTAACTAGGAAAGGTATCAATTTAATAAAAAGTTATAACCTACCTCGTGTAAACATTGGATTAGGCCGTTATGCAACTTATAAGAATTACGGAGAGGATATATGGCGGATTGGCTATGAAAGTAAAAAGTTAAATAATCGTTGGTTAAATTCTACTGATAAAGCAACAGAAGAAGAAATAGATAAACAGCTTGAAGAAGATTTAAAAGAATTCTCTGATTTAGTTTCTAACTATATCCATGTTTCTTTAAATAACAATAGAAAAGCTGCTTTACTGAGTTTTGCATATAGTATTGGAATTAGTTCTTTAAAAACTTGTCGTCTTCTTGAATTAATAAATAATAGAGCCAGCAAAAACGAAATAATTCGAGAGTGGAGTCCTTATATCAATCGCTTGTGGTGCTCAGGTGGAAATCTGTTGGTAGATCAACGTCGTATGGAACTGGATACGTATCTGGCCCCTGACAAAGAGATTCCAACACTAGTTCCTCATCGCTGTCGTTCCAAGATATGTTTATTGAATCTCCCTGAGACTTATACTGGGGTTCCCAATCAGATGAAAGCAATTGAATATCTTGAGAAAAAGATAGCGGAGTGGGACCCATCTGGAGCGGTTCTACGACGTTTTTTTCGTTATTGGTCTGAGAAGCCACGTAGTCTAGGATCTCCCCAGCGGCAAAAGGGTCTCGACTAAGCATATCTAAGGCATCCATAAGTTTTAATTGATCATTGTAGCCTTCTACAATCTCTTCATACTTCATTTTGTTTAGTGGTTGTTTCATGTTTTAATCCTATTTTAAGTAAAACTAAATATCCAATCAAATCTTGTATTACATCTTCATCATTAGCAACTAATCCAGCTCCTTTTTTAATTCTATTTAATTTATCGTCAATTCTTACTAATATTTGTTCTACTGCACTTGCTTTACTAAATATTCTGGAAGGGTTTAAAGCTGAATCTCCATATTGTTTATTTTTATATAATAGTAATTCTTTTATGTCATCACATACTCTTGCTATTTCTTTTTGTGTGTCTGTCATGTTTAGCACCAATAAAATAAAGCTATGAAAATACAATTTAATCGTAGCTACGAAGTAGATAACCGCTATAGAGGTTTAGACGCCCCTACTGATCCACCGCATCGTTCTGCTGCAGATAATTCAGGCCCTACTCGTTTTCTTAATTCTTATGTAAATAAACATCGAGATCACTTAAAGTCACCAAAAGGAGATTATTTAGATAAACGGTCGGTAGTAGGAGATTCCTTTGGAAAGCATGCATCTATAGCTGCGTCTAATTATTTAAACGAGGAAGATAAAAGTGAGTTTTCATTGTCTTAATAAATAATTTTTCCTATGTGAGAAAATATTTCTTGAAATTTATCAGCCTGTTTAAAACCATATTCCAATTTAGGTAAATAGATAAAGTATCCCCAAAACATAGGTGTTTTCAAATTAAATAATTTTCTACCATGTATTAAATCTGCACGATCAGTTGGTATACATACAGGATAATCCCACATCTCAGGGCAAATCCTAATCATTTCTGGGTAAATTGTATAAAACAAAGCTTCAGGTATATTTCTTAATTTCCATTCTCTTACTAAACGTTTAAACCAAATGACTGAAGGTGCTTTTGCACCTGTTCCTGCACGTTTACTCCATCTCCAAGTACCGCGTTGCTTACTAAAAGAACATCTGCCATACGTTGGAGGGAATAAATAAGTTTTACCTACCCAAGGATCTTGAATATTTAAACCATCTTCTTGGAGAGTATATATTTTTTTTGCTCTTACAAACTCTGCATTTGCATGATGAGTAGAACAGGGATCAAGTTCAATATCACCTAATAAAGCATTTATATAAGGTAAATATGAGGCAGGTGTTAACCAATCATCGTCAAGATGCTTAATTTCACCAAGTAATTTTTTATAATTTAACCAAGTAAGCTTACGCTTTGTCACATTTGAAGTAAAGATGGATTTTCTTCATCAGTTTTAAAATGGAAGAGTTGAATATCTTTATCATCTTGGAGTAAAAAAACAGCTTCTTTTTCGGGGTTAAGTGATTCTGCTATTGAAATAGCTTTTTTTAAGTGTTCTGCGCCATGTAAATCTCCACTATTAGCATCATTCACTGCACTTATAAGACGATCTACAGTTAAATAAAACATACTATCTTTTTCATCTTTTTGAGGCATGAAAACTACTACCCCAGGTCCTTCATTTTTATAGAATTTACGATAGTAATCTGCTTGATCAGCAATAATACGTTCAACTGTTAGCTTTAAAAGTTTTTCCTCTGTCTCTCCAGACATTGTTTTTAACATTCTTGTTAAAAGTTTTTTTCTACGACCAGTCATAGGATTTTTTAGCTAATTTAGTTTATCAAGTTTCTTCTTTTTTTACAGGTTTTACTTTAGGTACTGATTTTATTAAATGACCTAATCCAGATTTTTTTAAAGTCTCTAGTAATTTTTCTAAGGGTTTATATAGAACGACTGCTTTTTGCATGTTGCCAATTTTTTTAATTAACTTTCCATTTTCATCTCGTAATTTTGTTAGTTCTCCTTGTCGTATTAAATACTCTGCAACGCACCTGTATCTTCTTTTTTCCGCTAGATTTATATCTGGGTAACGATCACAGATAGTACTAGTCCTCATATCACTGAACGTTAACCGAATTTGATCTGCTAGAGAAAGTCCTAACATTAAATCTGTTGTACTTGTCTCGTAATTTCTTACTAAATCCAAATAACGTCTTAAATCTTGATTTGAAAAACTACCTGAAGGAGGTATAAACATCTCTACTTGCTCTACTAGAGAAGGCATTAATGTTTTTTTGAAATTACTAATTGTTACAGTTTCTAGGTCTAGATCAACAAATCTATAGCTTTGATAAGTAGTATCTGCATGCTCCGCCGGTTCATAATCAGTATTTTCTAATACGTGCAACCAGTCCTCATTGTTAATTACGGTCATACGAGGATGTTGTCTTATGCAATGTTAGCCGATTTTCTATAAACGTCCCATTGTTTCTTGTGATCTAATATTAAAACTAATTGATAGTATTCACGTATATCTGTTGTTTCTTTAACTATAGAAGTAATTTCATGCCATTTAGGCCCATATCTTTCAGTTAATTGCTTTATACATTTTGCTTCAGATCCTCCATAATTCTCTGCATCCCAGAATATTTTTGCAAGTTTTTTTTGTTGACTGGTTAGTAATACCTCTTCTAATATTTTCGTGGACACTTTTGATAGAAGTTCGCTAAACTCACAAAGGAAAGGATATTTATCGTTATGAAAAGACCTATTACTGTTGCTGAGTTGCTTTTGATATTTATCTTCCTTCCTTTTGGATATGTCGGAGTCCAGCATTTACACGGGTTTGTCACAGATAGAATCAGTATAGAAATAAAATTAAAATAAATGGCAAAATACGACGAATTTGGTAATCCTATTCCAGATGATGTTGCGCCTCCAGGTTATACACGTACTGACGTAGGTGGTCAAAGTATATTTACACCAGAAGGTCCTACTAAAATTTATACGCAAGCTACTCCTCAGATAGCTTATGAAAAAGCAGCGGAAGTACTAAATCGTGCTAAGGCAGAAAGAAATAGGATGAGAGCCGAACGTGCGACACCTGATCCATTTTCAATGGCGGTAAGAAGAGATGCAGATTTAGCCTATGAAGCAAGTCTCCCTGGGGTAGCTCAAGGTCGTTCTTGGGATGCACCTAGAACAGATTTCAGTTCTGGTAGAGGGAGTGTTGCACCAAAAGATTGGGCAAATGATACTGAATTCAACTCAACATTAGGTGCTTTAGCATCTGCTAAACGAGATAATGTAGACATTTACAATTCACTTATCGATAACTCATCAACACCAACTTTTACTCCAAACCCGCCAGTAAATACGGAAGAATGGGGATATGGACCTGATATAGGATTCCCTACGTCTGAAAGCTCTTCACCTTGGGATGAAGAATCTAATACCAATCGTTTAAATGAATTTTATAAGACGAACTTAGGGAGAGAAGTTGGTGACGAAGGTAAAAGTTATTGGTTAGGGAATCTTGCAAGAGGTGTAGAGGATTGGGATAGTGTGGAGTCTAATATTCTTTTAAATGATGAATATACAAGACGACAAGATGTTGGAAGTGCCTTTAGTGATGCTTATGACAGACCAGCGACAGAAGAAGAGTTAGACCAATATGTAGGACCTGGAGGAGTATGGCAAGGAGGAATAAGTGGTTTAGATGATTTACAAAATTTATTAGGAGAGCTTGACGCTGCTCAGATCACGAGTACAGCTAGAGGAGGAAGCGGTAAGAATCAAGGAGGCTTAAGAGGAAGTGGACATAAATCAAGAAGCAAGAGTAGTCCTTCTTCATCTAGTTCAGGTCCATCTTCAAATTCTAGAAGAGGAACTAGTGGTCAAGGTAGAAAAGGACGTAATAGTTAGCGTTAATTAGTTGCTGAACCAAAATCTAATTTAGTAAGAGGTGAAGTAGTTAATTCACCAAAGTCAATTTGATCGTCAGTACTTAAATTTGTCTGCCCCCAATCTAGAATATTTACGTTAAGTGTAATTGAATATTCAGTTTCTAAAAATTTTATATCATTTGTAATTAAAAATAAGTATTCACCAGAATCAAGTGTTACTGAAGGATAATCTTGTAACGGAGAAATAGTTTCATCATCTAAATAGTCTATTGAACTTTCTTTTGCAACATAACCCTGATTATTTATAGGTAATTCTTCTCTTTGATTCTTATTAACTATCTTATAGAAAGCTAATAACGTGTTTTTATTTGTCTTTTTTTCATATGAAAACTGACTGTAATCTTGTGTAAATTGTACAGATCTTGGTTTTAATAAACGTATTTTATAAAAAGTAGTTTGTCTTCTAGTTAAACCTCCATGACTATTTGTTATTGGTATTGTTTTAAAAATAGATGTAAATGTACCTAAATTAATAGGGTTGTAAATACTGTCCCCACTTCGTTCTGGTAAGGGACTGGAACCAAAATATGATGTAGGTCCATATGCTGTAGGACCTGCACCGCCTGTTGGATATGATTCGACAGTTCCTAAGTTATAAAAACCAGAACTATTAGGAATTGTTGTGAGATACCTTGCCATACTCTTCTGCTAAGCCAGTGAAGACACTATTAGTTCTTCCTGATTTATTATATAATTCTTCCATTATTCTACTCCGTTCAGGATATACACCTTCTTCTTGTTTTGTTGGATAGTTGTGATAATCCATAGCAATCTCTAAATGATTTAATCTAGACTTTGCTTCCTCTTGTGTATCACACCATGCACCAACAGTTGTTTCACCACCAATTACAATCATTGGTGCAAAACTTTTCTCTTTTAAATGAAAATTACTAGGTATTACTTCACTCTTCTTGAGTGTTACCTTCTCTCTTTTTGGCATGTTTGAAAATGTTGTCATGAGTTACCTTAATACATTCGATTTTTGTAGGTGGTTCACAATCCGTTAATTCTTTAATTGTAAGATGTAAGGGATTGCAACAAAAAGGCTTACAAGTAGTTTTTGTAAAGACTCGGTATTTACCTGTATAGCCCCGACTGAGCCAAAAAGCTACCCTTGAAGCTGATTGGGTTTTTGTAGAGTGAAACGGTGATGGAAAATATGCAGTAGATTCATATTTTTGAGGTTTTGTTGCCCCTAACCAAGGCCAGCATTCGTCCTGTTCACCTATATCTACTTGTTCCCAAAATCTCTTTATCTGCCAGTACCAGCGAAAATCAAAATTCCTTACATCTATGGAGCATCTACCACGTTTAATTTCATCCATACAATCTAAACATTCTTTCATTAAACCAAAATTCCCTTTATGCTTAGTTGTTGATTTTTGATGCCAAGGGCATTCTGCTACCTGTGATTGACTACAATTTAAGTTGTATTTATTTTCAGAGTTAGGATACATTTTCATTAATTTTACATATGTAGATAGCACATTATCCCAAATAATTTTTAAAGTATCTTCTTTTCCTTTAGATGCGATTGTTTCGTAACTTTCATAATTACAAATTCTACGGACTGTGTGATACGGGATTCTATACTTCTTTGATAATTTTAAACTACTTGTTCCTTCTTCTTTTTCTTTTCGCAGTGTAGCTATTAGATCAGAATTTACACCTGTCTTTTTCCGTTCCGCATTTTCAGCTGCGACATCTATCCGTGTTCCCCAATAGTAGTGAGCGGGATTTAAACAGTATTTTGAATTACAAATAGCTCTTCTAACAATAATTGGTTTTTCTGGAGAAGCAAAACGTTTTGATACTGCTAATAAAAGTGGTCTTGCATCTTGTCCTCTGTAAGTTAGTCGATGTTTTTTACTAGTAGTAAAACCTTCAAAGCCTGCTCTGTTAAGAATTCGATCTTTCATACACCAACAAGACGATTGACCATAGGCAGCTAGACCTATTTGAAATGCTTTTATAAAAGTTATTTGATCGTCAGGAGTTAAATCACCATATAAAAAAGGATCTTGAGCAGTCATCTTGGTAGGGGGTGTTGAGATAGATACCTTAAACCTCTTCTCTCGCAATGACAAGCATTCAACAACCAAATACAGATTTTTTTTACCTATTTTAATTACTTTTATAGAAGAAGGGGTTAGGTATATGACTGTATTATCCTTGTATACACCTTTGTACCTAGTCCTAGCCTCTACGTGCCTAAGTATAAACCAAAATTTTCCTCTGGTTTTGGCTGTTCATACAAAATATAAGTTATTACAAGGGATTTTTAGATTTTGTATTTATAAAAGCAGAAAAACCCCTACCGATTTTTTAGTGTTTTTTTATATTTATATAGGAGCTAAATGGGTTTTTATAAAGGATTAGGTATGTAGGTGTATTTAATAAAGTTTTACACTCAGAGACCTAACTCTATTTGTAATTATAGAATTCTTCATAAGTGTCAGCAAAATCTTGAGCAGAATCTTCGGTTTCGGCATAGCGGCAAACACCACCACCTGGCGCACAAACGCGATGAAGTACATGACCACTATCGTTAAGGGTCTCTATCGTTGTCCCATGCGGGAAAGTTGTCACTTTAGTCACTAATTTGTCGATGTTAATATTATAAAAAGTGTTATAAAAATGGTTTTACCATTAATAGCGGGAGGTCTAGGTATGTATGCCTTGGCTGAACAAGAAAAGGCTAGAAAAGAAGCCGCTGCAAAACCAAATCCTATGGAATTCTTAGGAGCATTTGCAAAGGCAATACCAGGATCTTTTAGTCCAACATCCAAAGGATTAAACTTTTTACAAGGTTTAGGACATTTAGGTAGTTCTATTTTTGGACCTTCTGAAGAATCTTCTCAAAAAGCTTACTTAGAAGATATAGCTAATAGTCCTGCAATGCAGTCCGGTGCATTTACTAATGATGATTTATGGCAGCAAAAGTTAAAGCACGAGCAATGGAAAAAAGCTCAAGGACGTAATTACAACAAAGATTTTGAGAGGTTTTTCTAATGGGTGGACCAGGATTTGATCCAGCTGGATTAGACATGCAGGATTTAGGTGACCCTCGTCGTCAAGAGGGTTTACCAGGTGGGTATGCAACACAGGGGCAGGCTGTCAGTGCTCCATATGCGGAAGCCAATATAAGAGCTGCTGAAAAAACTAATCCGATGAATGCTGCTTCACAGGAGCCAGGGGTTAGTGGGCGTGTTGATGACTTCTTAAACCAAATAGGTGCATAATGGGGGACAATGATTTCCCAGCTGTAATGGCCAATTGGGGTCGAGCAAAGGATATGTCAGAAGAATGGATTACTAGATCTCAAGGTGATACAACTTACGTAGAAAGCGGTACAGGCATACCTACCAGCGGGGAACATATAGCGTATGAGTCGGGAGAAGGTTCTATTGAAGACCCTTGGTTTATAGGAGAGAAGAAGGTCTTTTAATTACTAGATTTTGTGAGCGTAAAATTAAGTATAAAGATTTAATTTCGGTTGAGAGATGTCACAAACAAAATGCGAATTAGTCGAAACTCGTGCTCAAGGGGATATACGTTTAGGGGATTCGGACTCAAGTAATTATGTTGCTCTTAAAGCACCTGCAACAGTAGGTAGTAACGTAACTTGGACCTTACCAGCAACTGATGGGACAGCTAATTATCTTCTTAAAACAGACGGGTCGGGTACTTTAAGTTGGGCTGCGGATAGTACAACAGATAGTACAAAATTACCTTTGGCAGGTGGTACTTTAACTGGCGACGTTCTTATTGACAACCAAAAGGAGCTGAGATTTGGAGAGCCAGATGCTGCAGGCTCGGAATATGTAGGTTTTGAAGCACCGAACACAATAGCTGCTTCCGTTATTTGGAAACTACCAAACGCAGATGGGAGTAGTGGTCAAGCTCTTGTTACCGATGCCTCTGGAAATTTGTCATTTGCAACTGTATCGGCTAACCCTGCAGGTTCTACTACACAATTTCAGTACAACAGTAGTGGTTCATTTGCTGGCATAGCTGCATTGACAACCGACGGAACAGACATAACTTTTGTAGGAAGCGCTGCAAATGCTGTGTGGGATGCTTCAGATAGTTGTATCTCGTTTGCAGATAACGCAAGAATTAAATTTGGCACAGGTCTTGACCTAGTTATTGATCATGACGGGACCGACTCGAAATTTACTAATACGACAGGAAAGATGAGGTATAGCGGTGGTATCAGTCAAAATGCTACTGCTATGGGTGCTCTCGATTTAAATTTGAGTACATCAAATTATTTTACTAAGACTATTAACGCTAACTCTACTTTCACATTTAGTAATCCAGCAGCTAGTGGTCAATCCTCAGTATTTGTTTTGAGCTTGACTCATACATCAGGAACGATTACTTGGCCTGGAACTGTTGTGTGGCCTGACGCTACTGCTCCAACTCTTACAACTAACAGAAATCATGTCTTTATTTTCGAGACAACTGATGCTGGTACTACATATAGAGGAGCTGTTCTTAAGAATTACACAACTTAAAATAGATTCAAAATAAAGTCTAAAGCTAATGGAATACAGGAAAAAAAGTGACGGAACAATAGTACCTACTTTTAATAAATTAAAAGGTCTTTTCCCTAATACAAGTTTCCCCGTAGCTCCTACAAGTGCTGAGATAGAAGCTTTAGGTTATGACATGGTTCATGAAGGTAATAAGCCAACTGTCACTATATATCAAAGAGTAGAGAGAGATGGAGTTGAGCAGGTTGGGGATAAATGGCAAAAGAAATATAAGATTGGACCTACTTTTACAGATACTACTGAGACAGATAAGGATGGTAAGACTACTAGTAGAACTGCTGCTGAGAATGAAGCTGCATTTAAAGCAGGAATAGATAATAATGCTGCATTTGTTGCTAGATCTCATAGAGATGACAAATTAACAGAAACAGATTGGTGGGCTTGCTCTGATGTAACCCTTACTGATGCTAGAAAAGATTATCGTAAAGCACTAAGAGATATACCATCTGCATCTGGATGGCCGCACACACATACATGGCCTACAAAGCCAAGTTAATCAGTAGTTTAGTTGATTTAAAATAAAGAAAAATCTGTAATAAAAAATGTATATTGGAAAACAATTAATTCGAGGACAAAATAACATAATTGATGATATATCTAGTGGGTTTAATGGAAGCACTACTGCTTTTAGTTTAACGGCTTCTGGAGATGCAGTTTCGCCTGCCACCGTTAATCAGATGTTTGTTTCTCTTGGCGGTGTTCTTCAAAAGCCAGGTACTGATTTTACGCTTTCGTCAAGTACTATAACTTTCACAACAGCACCTACCAGTGGATTAAGTTTTTGGTGCTTAGTACAAGGAGATTCTGTTGATTTAAATGCACCTTCTGATGGTTCTGTAACTCCTAGTAAAATTTCTGCTAATGGAGATTTTGCTTTCCCTGCAGATATTCGATTAAAAGATTCAGACGGCTCCCATTATGTAGGTTTACAAGCACCTGCAACTGTAGGTAGTAATGTTGTATGGACATTACCTGCTGCCGATGGAACTGCAAACTATGTTCTTAAAACAGATGGTTCAGGTAATTTAGGTTGGGCAGCTGATAGTTCAACAGATAGTACAAAAATGCCTCTCGCAGGAGGTAGTTTCACGGGGGATGTTGTTTTTACTGGAGATGCCGCAAACGTCACATGGGATAAGTCAACAGATGATTTGATCTTTAATGACAACGCAAAAGCGGCATTCGGAACTGGATCAGATCTCCAGATCTACCATGATGGATCGGATAGCAGAATCCAAAACACAACAGGTAATTTATTAGTTAGAAACGAAGGTGGTGGTGATGTTTATTTAAGAGTTAATGCAACTGAATCCGCTGTTGATTGTATTCATAATGGAGCCGTAAACCTCTATCACGACAACACAAAGCGTATTGAAACCACGGCGACGGGAGGTACCATAACTGGAAATCTAACTGCTGTTGACGGAACCTTTTTTAAAGCATCAGGACAAGCTCAAGTAGTCATTGGTTCTGGTGATGCAAGTGGGGTAACACTTGTTCTTGATGGTGATTCAAATGGTGATTCTAGTGGAAGTGATTATTCTTATATCCAGCATGATACAGCAGGTGATTTATATATTGTTGTTGATAATCCAGCTGCCAATGGAAGTATATATTTAAAAAGCAATGGTGGAACCTATCAAGCTGTTAGCTGCCGTAATACTGGTGTTGTTGAATTAAGATATCAAAATACAGCGAAGCTAGAAACATCGGCTGCTGGTGTTACGGTAACTGGAACGGTATCAGATTCAAAGGGTGAGTTAAGAACAATAGTCCAAAACACCCAAGCAGGAGCTTACACGTTGGTTGCAGCAGATGCAGGAAAACATATTTTAGCTAGTGGAACGGTTACAGTGCCGAACAGCACCTTTTCTGCTGGAGACGCCATAACGATTGTGAATAATACGGCTAGTAATTTAACTATAACTAAGTCTATAACTACGATGTATAATGCCGCAGACGGCACAAGTGCGAATAGGACTTTAGCTACTAGAGGAATGGCTACAATACTATTTGCATCTGGTACAGTTGCCTACATCTCAGGTGCAGGGTTAAGCTAATGCCTATACAACAGATGCTATTAGGTATAGATAAGGGGATCACAGGTGATCAAGCTACATTTATAGGTAAAGTTTGGAATTATACAGGTGGACCTACTCAAGCAAATGCTTCCGCATCTGGACCTGGTGTATCTGCTGGCACAGATGCGGTTAATAGTGGAACTAGCAATGCAAATAACACATTATTTACATGGACTTGTCCTGCTGACGTATCTCAAGTTGCAATTTTGTGTGTAGGGGCAGGTGGCGGTGGAATGGGAGGAGGTTATCAATCCGTTCCTATTGGAGGAGGTGACGAAATAGATTATTTCTACCCAGGTACTGGGGGAGGAGGCGGCGGTTTAATTTACATGAATAATTATAGTGTTTCAGCAGGAACGGCATACAGCATAATTGTTGGGGCAGGGGGATGTGGTGGGAACTTCAATATGGGTGGACAAGGATCGGCAGGAGCTGGAGGTGGTAATAGTTCATTCTCAACTTCTCATTCCGGCGGCAGTGGGAGTATATACACGCCTGGAGGTACTCGATTCACAGGTGTAGGTGGTGGAGCTGGAACGGCAAGCGGAGGTGGTACAGGTGGAAATGGAAATACAAACGTCTCACCTGGACCTGTTGAAAGAATTGGCGGTGCGGGAAAAGGTAGTTTTCAAGGAGGTACGACTACGTACTCAGCTGGAACAGGAACTGGAGGTGGTGCAGCAGGTTATTCTGGTACCGGTGGTGACGGTTGTTTATCTAATAGCACAACGGGTTCATCTGCAGCTTCTGGAGGAGGCGGCGGCGGAGGAGGAGGAAGATATTGGGTAGCTTCTGGAGGAGGAGGTGTAGGTGCTTTTGGAGAAGGTTCTTCTGGTGCTTCTCAAACAGTAAGTACTTCAGATTGGCCTTCACCTTATTCAGCAATACTTACAGGGACACAAATAGGACAAGGTGGCTCAGGCGGTGAAAATTCTCAAGTTAGATATTACGGTAGTGGTTCTAACACTTCTTTTAGACAACTATGGGACGGAGGTAAATACGG